ACGAGTCGGCCGGCGCCGGCTTCATCCTGCCACCCTGTCCGCCGTCGCAGTATCCGTACCCGCTTGCCGTCGTGGGCTCCTACCGTGGTGACGTTGCAACTCGCTGGTCAGACGTCAGCGACCGGCACCGAGGCATCAGCAGCCCCTACGAGCGAAGCTGCTATCTCCGCGATCCCGCCGGGCGCTGGCTCGGTTTCACTGTAGACGGAGGGGCTGCCAACGAGTCCGACTACAACAATCGGACGCTCCTCCCGCTGGGCTGCGGCCGTTATGCGGGCAGCAGTGACACCGTGGTCAAACAACTGCGGGATTCATTCGGGAAGTTCCCGCTCAAGGCGCTGTCGTTCGTCACCCGCGAAACCGAGGGTCGCCGAAACCTGGGCGACTTCGACGGCGCTTTCTACGTGCCAACGCTCAACTCCGGCGCCGAGGACGTGATTGTCGAGGACGGAGTGGACCACGTTGTTTTCCAAACCGCCTGGCGCTCGGGCAACCCCTGGCTCTACGCGATCAGGAAGGACTGACATGGCCTATTTCACAGGAACAGCGAACAACCCGGCCGACTTGCTCGCCAAGGTGCGCGTCCACGCCGAGTCGCTCGGCTGGGTCACCGACCGCGCCTCGGCATCGGAATGGCTTTGTCACAACGCTGATGGGTACTGGTCATTCAATGCCGGAGCCAATCAGTTCCAGATGGCGGGCAATACGGGGTTCGATAACAGCCTGGCGTGGAACGCGCAGCCCGGTAACTCGGTGCAGAACAACCCTTATTCGTCGAAGGGGCCGACCGTCGCACAGCTGAGCGGTGGGCCGTTCACGCGCTACCACCTGTTTGCCACGGCGGCTTATCTGCACCTGCACGTCGAGATTGCGGCCGGTCAGTTCCGGCCGGTGATGATTGGCTCGCTCAACAAGCGCGGAGTCGAATACAGCGGCGGCCAGTACGTATGCGGCTCCGTAATCTATCAGGCGGGCCAGATGCTGACATCGAGCTGGTCCTGTCATCCGTTCGACGGCTATCACGTTCGCTATAGCGACGGTGGTTGCGTACTGCGTGTGGATGGCCTGGATGGCGGCCCCTCGCCCGACTGGCTGCCATTCGACTACACGACGAACATCCCCCGGCGGGTCATCGGGCCAGGCCGTGGAAACTACAGAAGTCAGTACCATCCTGACGTCGGACTGATCGACGCCAGCGCAAACGAGCTGAACAGCTCGACCACCACTGTGCCGTGCGCCATCTATGCGTTCGGCGCTCAGCAGCGCTCGCGCTACGTGGGCGAAGTGCCGGACTTTGGCATATGCAACATGGCCTTCCTCGCGCCTGGTGATCCGCTTGTCGTCGGTAGCGACACTTGGCGCGTCTATCCGTTGCTCCAACGCGGAACCGCTACCGACTTCGACAGCACCAGCGCCTGGGTCGGCTATTGCTTCCGGGTGGTCGAGTGATGGCGACGTTTCCGGGGTTCCAGGTGCCGAAGCCTGTGGAGGGGATCGTTGCTGGCATCACGCCGAATATCGACGCCCTGGAGCTGAACCAGGACATCAGCCTTGCAGCGGTCGCGGCCTCGACCTGGGGCGGCGCTTATGGGGCGCATCAGCCGGTAGAGGTGATCCATTCGACCTACCAGGCTGTCCACCAAAGCGCTCTGGAAGAGAACTACTACAACCGCCTCTGGTTGATTCCGACCGCAATGGAACTGGGCAACGTCGTCAGCACCCAGATACGACCGGCATCAGTCTGGAACGCATATTTCAGTCCGCGCACGCTGACCGCAATCGACCGCGAAGCCGCAGACGGCATCACGCTGTCTGGCCAGGCGTCGCCGCCGCTGGGTTTCGCCGCCCTGGAGGAACGCACCTGGACCGTCAGCATTGGCACGGACGGCCCGCCCGTCGTCAATGCGAGGATCGTCTGGAGACTCCAGGGCGAGCCGAACCTGGTCCTGGTCATCACTGGCAATCGCATCATCGCCTGGACGTTCGCACCGGACTGGGGCGACAGCATCGTCGAACGCCTGAGCGCATCGACAAATATCCTGCAAAGCGAATCGGCCGTGACCCAGCGCCGAGCCATGCGCCTGGCGCCGCGCCGAGAGTTCGACGCGAACATGTACGCGGTGGATCGCGAGCGGCAGCTGCTGGACATGACGCTGTTCGGCTGGGGCGCGCGCATTTGGGCGCTGCCGATCTGGCCTGATATCCAGCTGCTCCACCAGCCGCTGGCGGCCGGGTCGCTGGGCATTCCGTGCGACACGGCCGGCCTCGACTTCCGCGACGGCGGTCTAGCGATGCTGCGCGGTGAGGACGCTTTTACTTATGAGGTCGTCGAGGTCAAGACGGTGACCGCCAGCGGCCTGGACCTGGTCCGGCCCGTCCAGGCTGCCTGGAGAACTGGCTCCCGGTTGTACCCGGTACGCACCGCGCAGCTGACCGAGCAGCCCACGCTGACCCGGCTGACCGATACCGCGCAGTCTGCGCGGGTGTCGTTCCTGGTGATGGAACCCAGCAGTTGGCCCGAGGTGATGCCGGCGACGATGTACCGGGGGCGTCCTGTCCTGGAACAGCGCCCGGACGAAAGCGAAGACCTCACCTCCAGCTATCAGCGCCTGCTGTCCACCCTGGACAACGGCAGCGCGATTCCCCGCGTGACCGACGTCGCCGGCATGGCGCTGCCCGTCATCGGCCATCGCTGGATCGGTATGGGCCGAGCCGAGCGGTCGGCGTTCCGTAGCCTGGTCTATGCGCTGCGCGGCCAGCAGAAGCCGCTATGGGTGCCGACCCACGCCGACGACCTGACCCTAGTCGCCACCGTCTCGCAGCTGTCCACCGCGCTGGACGTGCGCAATATCGGCTATGCCCGTTTCGCCAACGGCCGGCCGGGCCGTCGCGATATCCGCATCGAGCTATACGACGGCACGGTCTATCACCGCCGCATCCTCACCAGCACAGAGCTGGACGCCGACACCGAGCGCTTGGCCATCGATGCCGCCCTGGGCCGACTGGTCGAGCCTGGTGACGTGGCGCGCATTTGTTTCATGGCGCTCTGTAGCGCCGCCACCGACGTGGTCGAGATCGAGCACGTCACTGATAGCGAGGGCGTAGCAACTGCCGCCCTGACGTTCAAAGGGGTTCGTGACGATGAGTTTTAACAGCCGCGAAAGCTCGCTCGCGGATGGGCAGCCGGTGCGGCTGTACCAGTTCAGCCGTGGAGCCATCCGCTGGAGCTACAACAGCAGCGACCGGGACATCACTTATCAAAACCAGATTTTCCGCACCGTGCCGGGCGGCATCATCGACAACGGGATCATCTGTTCCGGCGATCCGCAGTCCGACCAGTTCGTCATCACCGCGCCGGCCGACCTCGACGTCGCGCTGCTGTACAAGTCCCGGTCGCCGAGCGGTGCCATCGACCTGGTCGTCTACGACATGCACTACGGCGACACCGAGGCAGCGGTTTCCTGGGTGGGCCAGATTGGCGATGTGGACTGGCCGACCGTGGATAGCTGCCGCATAACGTGCGTGTCAGAAGACGAACTGATGGACCAGCCCGGCTTGATCGACACCTACTGCCGCACCTGCACGGCAGTCGTTGGCGACCATCGCTGCAAGGTCAACCTCGTTCCGTATCGCGTGACGCTGACGCCGCAGAGCATCAGCGGCTGGGTGATCTCCAGCGGCGTGGTCGCCGGCTATGTCGATGGCTGGTTTACCGGGGGCTACGTCGAGTGGCAAGTGGACGGCGACAACTACGATAGCCGCTACATCGAGCGGCACGCCGGACCCGATCTTTACATCCTGGGCGGCACCGAGGGCATTCCGGCAGGTGGCCAACTGCGGGTTTATCCAGGTTGCGACGGGCTCGCGCAGACCTGCGACGACAAATTCAGCAACCTCCCCAACTTCAGGGGGTTTAACGCGATGCAAGGCAAGTCGCCATTCGATGGCGACCAGGTCTGGTGAGGTAGGCCATGGACCCGATCACAATCAATCTCGTCATCCTGGCGGCGTCGTTCATCCTATCCAAGGTCTTGGCACCGAAGCCGCAGAAGCCCAAGCCGACCGCCTTTGAAGACATCGATTTCCCGCGCTGCGACGAGGGTGACGAACAGGTCGCCGTCTTCGGTCAGTGCTGGTCGAAGAGCTGGATGGTGCTGACCGTGGGCAACTACAGAACGAAGGCGATTAAGACCAAAGGGAGCAAGAAATGATCGTTACGGCTCAGCACCTGCATACCGTGCCGACCTGGACCACTCGGCAGGGCTACTGCCACCGGCAGGCGCGGGACTTCTTCAAGCGCCATGGCCTGGATTGGATGGCGTTCCTACGGGACGGCATCGAGGCCGACGTGCTAGTCGCGACCGGCGACGCGCTCGCGCTCAAGCTGGTTGAGCACGCATGCCAGGAGGTAGCCGATGGGCGCTAAACCGAAGGCACAGACGGTCGGGTTCGAGTACTTTTTTGACATCCATTTCGCCCTGGGTAAGAAGATCGACGAGGTCTGTGCAATCCGGGCAAGCGGCAAGACCGCATGGAAGGGCTCGATCACCAGTAACGGCCAGGTTCGCATCAATGCGCCGGACCTCTTCGGCGGGAAGAAGGGCGAAGGCGGGCTCGACGGAACGCTTGACGTGCTGTTTGGCGAGGAGGACCAGGGCGTCCTGCCGCGCCTGGCGGCGATGCTCGGCGGCCTGGTACCGGCGTTCCGGGGCGTCACCACGTGCTTCTATTCCGGCCTGGTCACCGCCATGAACCCCTACCCGAAGACCTGGGAGATTCTGCGCCGAGGCGGCAACCGCCTGTGGGACGGCAACCCCTGGTATCCCGAAAAGCAATTTATCTGGCTCGCGGACGGTCAGATCAAGGCGATGAATCCGGCGCATATCCTCTATCTCGTCTACACCGGCCGGGACTTCCGGGGGCTGGCCCGCACGCGGATGGACGAGGCGAGCTGGCGGGCCGCTGCCGACAAGCTGTATGCCGAGGGTTTCGGGCTGTGCTTTGAATGGACCAGGTCCGACACGTTCTCAAACTTCTGCGAGACGGTGAAATCGCATATCGGCGCCGAGGTTTACCCGAACCGACAGACCGGACAAATCAGCATCCGCCTCCTGCGGGACGACTACAGCGTTGCAGACTTGCCGCTGTTCGACGAGGACAGCGGCCTCCTGGAGATCACCCAGGAGAAGACCGGCTCGACCTCGCTCGCGCCGAGCCAGCTTATCGTCAAGTACATCGACCAGACCGACGGCGCGCAGCGCCAGGTCATCGTCAACAACAACGCGGTCGCCGCTTCGCAGGGGCGGCGGTCGTCCGAGGAAGTCGAGTTCCTGGGCGTGCCGACTGGCGAGCTGGCCGGGCGAGTCGGGGAGCGGGAAATGCGTCTGAAGACAACCGGTCTGAAGCGCTATAAAGGCGTATTCGACCGCCGCGCCCGTAGCCTGAACCCTGGCCAGCCGTTCCGCATCCGTTCGACCCGGCGCGGCATCCCTGAAACCGTCGTCCGGGTCGGCCGGATCGAGGACAACTTCCTCGGCGACGGCAAGATCACCCTGACCGTCGTCCAGGACCAGTTCAATCTGCCGGCGACTACCGGCGTGGCACCACCGCCACCAGGCTGGACCCCGCCCGACCGGACGCCTCGGGCGGTCACCGTGCGGCGTCTGATCGAGGCGCCATATCGCGAACTGGCCGGCGTGATCGATCCGGCGAATCTCCAGCTCCTGGACGTGTCCGCCTCGTATCTTGCCGCCTTGGCCGAGGCGCCGACGAGCCTGTCGCAGAGCTACACCTTGACCGACCGCGTCGGCAGTTCTGGCGCGTTCGTTGATCGCGGAACCGGCGACTGGTGCCCGACCGGACTACTCGCCGCCGAGCTGCCGCTGGCGGCCGGCCCGAACGTCGTCACGTTGACGAACGCCACCCGGCTGGAGGACGTCACTGTCGGCCAGGCCGCTGTGGTGGACGACGAGATAGTCCGGGTCGATGCCGTCAACTATGCCAGTGGCACCGTCACCCTGGCGCGCGGCTGCGCCGATACCGTGCCGGCCAAGCACTTGGCCGGGGCTCGGGTCTGGTTCTACGACACGTTCGAAGCGGTGGACGAGACGGTATACAGCCAGGGCGTGACGCTCCAGGCCCGGCTGCTGACCAACACCAGCGAGGGCCAGCTCGCCCCGGCGCTGGCCGCTACCGACAGCCTGACGCTGACCGGGCGCCAAGGTAAGCCATACCCGCCCGGCCAGTTCCGCATCAACGGCAGCGCGTACCCAACGAAGGTCTACGGGGCGCTGTCGGTGAGCTGGGCGAAGCGCGACCGGATCGGCCAGGCCGACCAATTGATCGATACCACTGTCGGCAACATCGGGCCCGAAGATGGGGCGACGGTGACGCTCCAGGTCTACAGCGGCACGACGCTGAAGCGCACCTATGCCGGCCTCACCAGCAGCAGTTGGTCCTATCCACTCGCCGAGGATATGGCGGATGGCCCGCTCCAGGACATGCGCCTTGTCCTGCGCAGTGTCCGCGACGGCATCAACTCTTGGCAGCAGCACGACATCACGATTGATCGCCACGGCCTCGGTTTCCGGCTGGGCGAAGAGCTTGGAGGCGTTTCCGCATGAGTCTTACCATGGGGCCGAACACTGGCCTACTGATCAACGGCGCACCCGGTGAGGGGCATTACAGCGAACTGATCCGCATGTTGCGCTGGGATGACTTCCTGCGCCAACCGGTCGTCAAGGGGCGCGTCGCCACACTGCCCACAACCGGCCAGGCCGAGGGGGACACGTACATTTTCACTGGCTCCGGCTCCAATCAGAACCGCCTAGCGCGCTGGTGGGCAACGGGCGCCACCACGGCAATTTGGGAGTACATGCCGCCACGGCTGGGCTGGCGTGTCCAGGTCGCAAACGAGACGACGCCGAGCGGGCAGGTCAAGACGTATGAGTTCGGGGCCGATGGCTGGACGGAACTGGTGGGCGGTATGTCGGACGCGCCCAGCGACGGTAGCAACTACGCACGCAACAACGGGACGTGGGGGAAGCTGGGAACCGCTGCCGGAGCAGACCTCAACGGCATGCCGTTCCTCAATCTGATGCCCGATAGCGGGCGGTACGCAGGCAGTATCAACCCGCTAATCCTGCGATTCACTGAGGCTTTTTCCAGTACGTTCCTGACGCCATGGAATGGCGCGTCAATCGCTGACGGCGGAAAGTACATCTACGACAACACCACAAACGGCGGGACGGCTGGCAATCTGAATCAACGTGTCCAGGACTTGCTGGTGGCGATGGGGCGGTCCAGTGGCAGCTTGGCGCGCTATGGCGTGGAGTTCTATACCGCTGTGCTGACCGCTGGCCCCAACGCAACGACCGGTTCTACGGGCGCCGACGGCACGACCCGTTATCTCCAGATGACGAACTCGTCGAGGGCGCTCTTCATCGCCAACGGCTGGTGTACTGCGGTTCTTTGGATACGCGCGGAGGCCGGATCGCTTCACTTCATGCCGGCAACGGCCCCGACGACTGACTACAAGATATGGCTGAATGGTGCGCCTGTACTGCC